GGATTTTGGCTACCTGTAATAGGCATTCTAATACGTAAATGAAGAGCATTTGTTTGTTTCATAAGATTATTTGTAAAACCCTTGACTATACTATAATTCGAACCAAAAAAATTAGGTTTATCATTTTCTTTAAATCCATTTCCACTTTCAATTTCATGTTCCTTGTCATATTCATAGATGCATCCAGTTCCTATATACGTAAAATGAATATCATTTTTATCACAAAAAAGAGCTAATGAAAGAGGGGCATACAAATTATCATTTAAATTTATGGGGAGCGTTTCTTTATTCTCAAGATAATCAATAGTTGTATATTTTTTTTCTTGGAAAGTTCCATGTGTACGCCCCATGCAACAAACTACATGTGTAATATTTTTTTCAATAATATCTATTTTTATTTCTTCGGTTTCGGCGCGTAAATCAGAATGTTCGTAATTAATATTTTTTTTCTCTAATTCTTCTAGGTACATGCTACCAATCCAACCCTTGTGTCCTACCAAATATATCTTAGCATTATTTGGATCATTTTTTACCATACGTATTCCCGCGTCACCCATTATTATAATATAATACCATATATTAAAATAATTTTTTTACATCATTAGCATTTCTAAATTTTCTATACATTTTTTATGTCCATAAAATTTACAATTCCATCTATAAAAATGGAATATATTTAATTTTTCTCTACACATAGTACATTTGATATCTGCATAACTGAATATTATTTTTATGACTTCAACAGGTATATTATTCATATAGTTATACAGATATAGTTAGCCTATAAGTGATTTAATATTTCCAGGCAGCGGAGATATTTCCGTAGAATAGAAATTTTGGATTTTCTTTAATTTTTCAAATTCCTCTTCCGTTACGAGATTAATAGCAATCCCCTTGCGTCCAAATCTACCGCTGCGCCCGATACGGTGAATATAAGTCTCAATATACTTGGGAACGTCAAAATTGATAACGACTTCTACCTGCTGAACATCAATTCCTCGGGCGATAATATCAGTAGCAATAAGAACTCGACTAGAACCATCTCTAAAATCTTTCATCGTTTGATCTCGTTGGGGCTGGGTCAAAGAAGCGTGGATAATGGAAACTACATGATTTTCTCTTTCTAGTTCTGTTTTTAAGAAATCCGCCTTTCTCTTAGAATTTACGAAAATAATAGTTTGTTTAATTCTTAACCGTTCATATAAATCATATAAAGTGGCTATTTTATACTGCTCCTGTTCAACTCCCAAATAATATTGCTTAATACCCTCTAATGTTACCATATCAGCTTGAACTAAAATCTTAAGTGGATCCGACATAAATTTTTTAGTAATTTCGATTGCAAAATCAGGCATAGTGGCGCTGAATAGACAAATCTGTGTCTCATCTGAAACAAATCTAAAAATATCACAAATTTGGTCCTTGAAACCTTTTGACAACATTTCATCGGCCTCGTCCATAATAAAAGATTTTAACGAATTAGTTTTGAGAGCATATCTCCTAAGCATATCATATATCCGTCCAGGGGTTCCAATAACGACTTGGACGCCCTTGTCCAAGGATTTAAAATTATTTTCCACACTTGTCCCGCCCATAATAAGTGTTCCAGTAAGTCCTAAATAAGTATTAAATGCCTCAAAGTTACTATATATTTGGTTGGCAAGTTCGCGATTCGGGCAAATTACAATTACCTGTGTATCTGGATTAGATTTATCTACCCTGGCCATCGAACCAATTAAAAAACTGGCCGTTTTACCAGTTCCTGATTGGGCCTGGGCAATAATATCTTTCCCGTCTAAAACAGGCTTGATTGCCTTTCGCTGAATTGCTGAAGGAACTTCATAGCCATAACTATAAATACCCCTTAAAAGTTCCTCTGGTATATCGAGGTCGTCGAATGTTTCTATATCTTCTATAATATAATCGGTGCTGTTGGAAGTCATTATATTATATAACGAATATAGCTTTAAGTGATAAAAAAGAACATTATTATTTAATTATAATATTTATTAATAATAGAGATGGGCGAACCTATCAATAATTATGATGGACCTTTATTCGATATAATAAAACAAAAGGATGATTTAATTAAAAGTTTAAAGGGCACTAATGATGGATTAAATAAACTTATAAATCGATTTGGTAGTGACATGGATGAAATAAATAAGCAAATTAATACCACCATGTCTAAAATTTCTACCAATAATGATATCGATTATATAATTAATAGTAAAAAGGCACTAACCAATAAAGTAAATCTATTAACTGAGCATAACAAAAAACTCACACAAACAATTTTAAATAATAATATACAATTTAATAATTTTAAAAATATTTATTATGGTTTAAGTTCCATATATGTTTCGCGTTGCAATAATATTATACACTATATTAATGATAATAGTATCTTAAATAATAAACTTAAAATGTTAGAAGACAGAATCGAAACTATACAGGGTATGTTTAAGTGTAAAATATGCTTTTCAAATACCATTAATATTATTTTAGAACCCTGCTTACATATTTATATTTGCAAAGAATGCATAGATAGTATTATAGAAAATACCGATGATTCCGAAACGGTTAAATGTCCTGTTTGTAATGAAAGTATTACTAAATACAATAATATTTACCTACCTGTTTGATAATTTAATATATATATATATATTATATATTTATATTAAAATGGTCAATAAATGCGCAAAAGGAAGTTTACAATCCCCGATAGATATTAAAACCAATACAGCTACTAATTGTGGTGCGTTATGTGATTTACTATTTTATTACAGAACATCGTCGATTTATTTAGAAAATGTAAACGGTACAATTATTTTTACTTATGACAACGGTTCTTATATTGTTTTCAATAACGAGGTATATGAATTAGAAAAAATTTCATTCTTCACGCCATCTGCTCATAAAATAGATGGGGCGAATTATCCTTTGGAATTAAATATTTACCATCGCTCTCCAAATACAGGCCGTATGGCCATAATATCAATTTTATATGAGATAAACGAGGGTTCGTCTGGTTCGCATGCTTGTTTGGAAGTATTTGCGAGTAGATTTCCACAGAAATCAGGAGAAAGAAGCACCGTTACAACGTCCGATGATTGGAATATTTTCGAAGCTTTACCAGAGATAAAATCCTTTTATACATATAAGGGTTCGCTTCCAAGAGAACCCTGCACGGAAAACGTCGAATGGATTGTCTTAGAAAACAGCGCGAATTGCAGTGCTAAATTCCATAATAGTTTACAAAAAATATTAAATAATAATGCCCGCCCCACTCAGGCTTTAAATAACAGAAAAATTTACTACAATAACAACACGGCCAAAAAAAACAATCAAAATTATGGCAGTAATTTTAGATGTTATACTAATAAAGAATTTAAAAAAGCGTGTTCATGTCAGAATATTAATATGGACGCGCTTAAATATAAAAATAAGCTCGCATTATTTTGTATTATATTAGCTATTTTAATAATTATAATCATATTAATTCTACTTTATATGAGAGAGCATGGGGGGTTGGGTAATCTTGTTCCAAAATTAAATTTAGGAAAATTAGGGAAATTAGGAAATATTAAATTACCTTCTATGTCTAAAACACAATTAGCCTTTCCGGTAAGACCTCATCCCTACAACGTCTAATATAAAAGATAAAAGATAAGAGATAAGAGATAAGAGATAAAAGATAAGAGATAAGAGATAAAAGATAAAATATTATTATATCTAATTATAATAATGTTTACACATATTTCAAAGAGTTTTCATTATACTAATGGAGGAGCTCCGCCCCCCTCTAAAAGTATAGAATTTGATAAATCATCAGATTCCGATGATATAGAAATTAAGAATGGTCACGCGATTAACAAAAAAATAACTAAAAAAGAATTTGACAAATATTTAGAAAAAAAGGGCTTCGTTATAGATGATAGAATGTTTTTAGATGCCTCCATAAAATTAATAAATACTCAGCCCACTTTAGAAGATGGACGAAAAAATAAAAAAATAAAACTAGAAAAAAGGTTTTCCACCGAAATGGAAAAACCTAAAAAAATAAACAGAAAATATATAGAAAAACAATTGAATAATTTAGAATTAGAAGCGCTTCAATATAATTTAAAACAATTAGGGGTTACCTATAAATCTAAGAATAAAAAAAAGGTCGTTAAAAGAATTATTATGGAATTAGATATTTTTATCTAACTTTTTGGATTTTTTTAATGATATCCTTTAATTTATTAATCTCGTCCCTTTGCTTTTTAATAATTGCAATATATTTTTCCTCTTTTTTATTAAATTCATCTTGTTTAGAAATACGAGCGAAAAAAACCGTTTCAAATATAGGATTCTCCTTTTCATCATCGTCGGCGTCGTAATGATATCTTTGCACACTCCATTGCATCCTTCCATTTGATAGTTTAACATATTCGGAATGTTTTTTAATAAGTAACCCGCCAGTGCGAAAAACCTGCTTATTCTGCTTGTCCAGGGTAAAATATCTAACGTGTGTATCAAATTCTACGTCATCTATATCTTCTACTCTTTCATAATTTTTTAATTTTTCTTTTATAGCGGCTTTATTTTGAATGCTTTCTGTATAGGTTTTTTTAGGCCTATCAAAGCTGGTATCTGCTAAGCTCTTTAAATATGGTCGACTCATTAGTTATATATCTGAAAATATATTTAAATAAATAATACAGGGTTTATTGTAGATTAAAATATGTTTGTATATGATAAATGGGTTATGGATACTTAGCTTTAGCCGTTAAAAGCGAACATGATAAATATTTAGTAGGTAATCCCGAATTTACCTACTTTAAAGCAGTTTATAAAAGACATACGAACTTCGCTATTGATTACACCGAAGTTTTATTTGCACATAGCACCGAAAATTGTTTGGGTAAAAAAATTTATATGAATGTACCAAAAGGTGCGGATTTATTACACCGAAGTTATTTATGCGTTGATATAAATATTAGTGGATCGGAAAGATTAGAGTTTGGTAATTTAAATGGTTGGCATGCCTCCGGTTTTGCTCAAACTGCTGCGGATAAAGGAAATTATGCCCCACTCGCCTATAATTTAATAGAATTTATCGATTTGTATATTGGAGACCAACTTATTGATAGACATTATGGGGAGTGGCTCCACATTTGGCATGAACTTTTTGAAAACTCAGAAAAAAATTTAGCGTTGGCTAATATGATACAGGTTAATAACGAGGCTGGTGGTAAAAGAACATTAACTATTCCATTACGATTTTGGTTTAATAATAATGTTGGTTTGGCGTTACCCTTGGTTTCTATGCAGTATGCAAATGTAAAACTGGAAATTAAATTTAATAAAAAATCTGAGGTAGAAAGGCTTTCTGATAAACAGACAGTAGCTAGTCCTATAAGTGTTAGTAATGTAAGATTACTTTTAGAAAATATTTATTTAGATCAAGAAGAAAGAAGATTATTTACTAGTAATAAACACGAGTATTTAATTACACAGGTTCAATCAAGTATCCATAACATTATTAATGATGTGGCTGGAAAATGGGATTCGTCCAACTTTACTAAATTACGACACGAAGTAGATTTAAGATTCAGATATCCAGTTAAAGAATTATTTTGGTCCATTCAGGACAGAGAAGGTAAAGCTATACCTCGTTATCATACCGATTTATCGGGTGATTTTAAAAACACCGGTTGCTTTAAATATAATTATTGGAATAATTTCAGAATAGGACAAGACCAAATGTCTTATTGCACTCTCGTTCTTAATAATAAAAATCTCATGGATGAATTACCGGCTCCTTTTTATAGAAACACACAACAATATCAATATCACAATAGTTATGGTATTGAACATGTAGATCTTATTAAACAAAAGGAGGGAAACCCCGCATTAAATTACCAAGATTACTCTAGAGGAAGTGGTATATATTCTTACTCTTTTGCTATTTACCCAGGACAACATCAACCATCGGGATCCTTAAATTTTTCTAAATTACAAAATGCTAAACTTAAATTTGGATTAAATAAAGGTAAAAATTGGGATTTCGCGGGAAGCGTTACCTCTGAAGACGCTCAAAATAAAAACAAAGTAGTAAATATTTATGCTTTAAATTACAATATTCTCCGAATTACAGGGGGTTTAGGAGCTTTGGCTTTTACTAACTAAATAATTATAAAATTAATAAAATATATTTTTATAATTATTGTATCTTTATATATTAATACGAATAATGTCAAATTCAAAAATTATATTATTAACCAAAGGAGAAGAAGATACTTATTTAACTGACAACTCAAAACATAGCTTTTTTAAATCGCCAAAAAAAACATATAGTTACTTTGGTCAAAATTGGAATGCTATTAATCCCAGTAATAATTTAAATTTTACCGAGTCTTCGTTTATAACCATGCATTTACCAATTGAGGGAGACCTTATTTCTAATGTATTATTAAGATTAAATATTTCTGGAGAAACATTAGCAAATGATTCTTCTGGTCGTTTTCACGCTTTAGAATTTATAGAATCGGTAACTTTTAAGTATAATGACCAAGTATTAAGCACAATTGATTATAATTACATCGCATTATATCATAAGCTTCACAGCAACAATTGCCAATATAAACAGTTTATAGATTTAACTTCTTTAACAAAGGAATCTTTAGAAAATAACTTTAAAGATATTAATCGCGACGAGCGAAATAATGTTCTCCACGTCCCTCTCCCGTTTTGGTTCACTAAAAATCCTGGGTCAGCATTTCCCATATGGTTATTAACCAAACCAAGATTAGTAGTCCAAATAAAATTAAAGACCAATAAATCTTTATCGTTAATAAGAAATTTAGATTTATTAGTTCAATACACAAATTTAACACATAAAGAAAAAGATGTTTTTAAAAATAGTTCGTTAGAATATTTGATTGAACAGGTTGAAATCGTAAACAAA